GCGAACAAATGTTCGTAGTTCCGCAATAGTATTCTTACAGCCCACCCACACCGACTGGTCACGAATCGCACCAGCCAACTCATCAATAGCCAAAGGCTTAGAAACACTAGTAGTACGCCAACCCAACGTCTCTGAAACCGTCGGGTTCCTGTGTCCGAGTTTGCGCTGCCGGAACAGGTTCTTGTACCCCACGCGCTGCAACCCCTTCAGGGTTGTCAGCCCGTGGTTATTCGACTCCACCCCAACAAGGGCTTGATTATAAAACCAGCCCAACGCATACAAAGTCTCCTCACCAAACAGGTCCGCATCAATGTGTCCATGCCAATGAGCAGCCAAATCACCAGTAGACGCATTGATAATGTGGACAGAACTGTAGTCACCGTACCCCAAACCTTCAGCAACGTCCGCCCCAATAACATACACTTCACCGAGGGCTGGGAACTCCCAAATCGCCAACTCTCCCCCATCCTCACGGAACTCGTACACATGAGCACCGGGCAACTTGTGCAGATAACCGCGATACGGTTCCACTATTTCCACTTCGCGCAACATGTCCAAATCGAACACAGGACGCCCTGAACGAATAAACGCCTCATCAGGGTTAGACGGATACTCTTGGGCCAACTGCCAATCCGGCAAGTCACGCTTCTTAGACTCGTACCAGTCAAGGTCGCGGTCGCCAGCGGACCACGGGAAAAAGATGCCGGTGAACCTGTTGAGCCCTGTCTGCGAACCCACCCACAACTGGTGAAAGATGTTGCCTTCACCATTTGCGGTGCTCAGACAGATGACGCGACCACCAACGTCCGCAATCGGCTCAATGGACGCCCACGCCTCATCTGGGTTCGGCAAGAACGCCATCTCGTCGATAACCACACGGTACACCGATTCGCCTCGCGCCGGGTCATTACCGCTGGGTAGCGATTCAACAGAAGATTCGTTGCTGAAGACCATCTTCAACTGGTTATCGGACACCAAAGCCGGACCGCGAACTTTCATCCATTGCGGCAGCATCTTGTAACCGTACTTTGCTTTTAGCAGCAGTTTGGCTGCTTCGCGCTCTGTGCGCGACAACATGACCACAAACCTGTCAGCCCAAAAGAAGGTCTCCCAAAACACGAACGCGGCAGCCAGAGTGGAGAATCCAATCTGACGTGCCTTCAGCACAATGGTGTAGCGGTGCTCAATCCAGTTTCGTGCAGTCTCCATCTGCGCTTCACGCAACACGAACTTGATGCGCCCCCGCTCCGGGTGGCGAATCATCCAATGGTTCTCGCAAAAGTGGGCGAACGCCTCTACCAGTTCCTCAACGGTCCCGTCTTGCGGCCCCTTGCACCTTCGCCACTCCTTTTCATTCAGGAGTTCACCCAACTCCATGAATTACTCCGTGTCCGAACCTCGACCGAAAGTGTGGTCCTTCGGGTTAATCCAGCGAAGCACCGGAGGAATCAACGCGGCGACAAAAGCCTTGGCAATGTCGTCAAACGTCCAATCCAACGTTGCCACAACAGCAACAACGGCTGCGATGGCCGACCGCAAATATGACTTCAGGGCTTCAATATGCTGGGGCTTAATACGCTTCATTCGGCAACCACCTTCCAGGTAAGTGTTTCTTCATCCCAATAATATTGCTGTCCGTCGGTCGGCATTGGTGTCGGGGGCTGCCAGTCATGGTTCTCATCCAACGACCATGACGGGAACGGTTGCGGTGCAACAAACACGTCATCCTCAGCGTCATAGGTGTAGCCGATGCCGGCGTACTGCTTACGGAAGTTTCCGTTGTACGAGGTTTGCTTCCAGTTGGTTCCCAAGCCGAGTGATTCGAGGAACGCGGCGCCCTGTGCTTCGTTGCTCGGGGCGGGGTCTGGGCAGTCGTTGTTGGACACCGAAAGAACTCGGGTCACCACATTGTTTTCGTCGAGTTGAGCCATGTACGCCATAAATACCCCCTACGAGAGTAGTCGAGCCAGCGGAATCCACCGCTGTTCCTGTTCCAGCCACGCATACTCCCCTTCGCCCTCTGGATACGGGACAGGAGGAATCCAGGTCAAATTTGACTCGTCCAGAACAAATGACGGGTTGTCCTTGGGCTTTGGCGGGACAAATCCATCCTTGTCGTCTCGGTAACTTCCGCCGATTTGAGCAAAGTTGTACCGAAATGGGACGCCGCCAAGCAGGTGGGCGTTCGCTCTGGTGTTGTATGACGTTCTCAAACAACGCTGACCACGAAAGTTTCCGTACCAGGTCTCCCAGTCGGTAACACCTGGGTCTAGATTATTTTCGTCTTTGCCAGTGATGACCTCGGTAACAATGTTGTTCTCGTCAAGAAATGCGTAGTGTGCCATAGTTAGAACGTAGTCGTAAAAGTCGGCATTGTGAAAGTACCAGTGCCAGCGGTAAAGGAATAGTATCGGAACGGCTTGCCGTTACCGTCTGTGTAGGTGCCATTTGTTGAAGTCAAACCAACACCAACAGTTGCTTCTCCATACTCGGACGGATAGCGAATAATGACAATTCCTGAACCGCCAGAGAAACTTCCTGCACCGCCACCACCACCAGTGTTCACGGTTCCAGCCGACCCGAATCCGGTTCTGCCGCCCTGCCCTCCACCGCCTGTACCACCAGAGCCAACCGTTCCGCTGTTGTTCCACGGTGAGCCACCACCACCACCGCCACGGGTTACTGCTGAACCAGTAATAGAGGATGAGAGACCGTTTCCACCGTTACCACCCGCGTTACCACCAGCGTTTCCACTGTTACCAGCAGCACCTGCGCCACCACCACCAGCACCACACGGAGTTCCACCAGAGTTGGCACCAGCACCACCGTTGTTTCCCTGAGTTGGTGTGCTCCGTGTACCAGCGGCGCTATTTCCACCCGTTCCAGCACCGCCACCACCCGACGAACCACCGTTGCCGCCACCGTCATTGGACGCATCACCGCGACCACTTCCACCGTTACCACCAGCAGTAGACGTGATGCTCCCAAATACGCTATTGGAGCCAGCGCCGCCAACAGTGACCGTGTAGGTACCAGCGCTTGTAAATGTGATAGCGGCTTCCGCCGACCCGCCACCACCAGTATTTTCGCCAACAACAGACGAGCGATAACCGCCTGCCCCAGCACCGCCACCAGCAAAGTTATTGGGGACAGAGAAGTTGAAGCCGCCTGTGCCACCACCAGCAATTACAAGGTATTCAATTTCTGCGGCATAGGCAAACTTGGATAGTCCACTTCCGAACCACGTACCAACCAAAGTGGACGGACGAGTACGTGCACCAGAACGACGACTCATGCCACCACCAAACTATCTGTGTCATTAAACGTATGAATCGTCCAATCACCTGAGGTGGTAATCGTGCCACCAGTAATTGTCCGACCTTTGGCAATGTCGGTGCGGTAACGGACGATGACTACACCCTTACCGCCATTACCAGCCTCAGTGGTGCTGTTGTCAGTAGTGTTACGCGCACCGCCCCCGCCACCACCCAAGTTCGCAGTACCGTTGGTTGCATTGGCGGTTCCTGTTGCACCAGCACCACCGCCACCTGCGCCACCCGTGCCAGCAGTTCCGCTGTTCGCACAACCACCGCCACCGCCAGCATAAGTAACTGAACTCCCCGTAATGGATGAGGCAGTACCAGCCCCACCGTTGCCGCCCTGACTATCGCCCGTCGGCGCACCTCCGACAGCGGAAGCACCACCGCCACCAGCACCAGACATCCATGAACCATTGCCTGCACCACCGTCAGAACCCTGACCACTTGTCCCAGTTCCAGCAGTTGTATTCAGTAATCCTGCACCACCACCACCAGAACCACCATTCCCAGCATTGTAGGTATTGTATTGTGCACCTTTGCCGCCACCAGTAGCGGTTACACCCAATGCAACGCTGTCAGTTCCATTTGCCCCTGCTTGTGCGCTGACTCCGATTGCTTTGGCACCGCCGCCACCAACAGTAACCGTGTAACTACCAGCAGTTACAGCAGAAACAGACTCTAAATAGCCGCCAGCACCGCCACCGCCGCCGATGCGCGAACCGCCGCCACCACCGCCAGCGATAATCAAATACTCGACAGGAATATTCGGACTCATCCAATTGGCGACATATTCGCTAACCCGTTCCCGCTGACCCCAACGCAAAGTCATGCGTTACCTCAGGCTGTAATGCGGTTGACGTACCCGTGAACAGTAATCACATCAGCCGTAGCAGCAAACGCCTTCACCACCAAAGCAGCCGAAGCATTACCCTTGATAATCAACCCCGGTGCAATCAACACCAAACCCGACTCCGCAGCAATCGTCACTTCCAACAGATCGTCAGGGCTGGTCGTGCCACCCCACTCGACCGTCAACTTGCGGGCCGTCGTATCCGTATTCTGCGCATACAACCAAATCTCGTCATACGTCGTCGCCGTCGCAGATCCGGTGTGAATCGTCGTGCCAGGGGTAGCCGTAGCCGCAACCTTGATACCGCGACCATCCGTCGAACCGCTGAGCGTGATCTTGTTGTACGTTGCCATTGCTGTCCTTTACTAACTGAAAATCTGAATCTGAAGAACGTCCACCGACGGCGGAATCGCCGCCCACTTTAGCCCAGTCGCCTCCCCAGAATCAGCTGTCAACACATAATCGTTCGTGCCCACAGCCAACGCCGCCACCGTCGTACCATTGAACGCAACAAGATCACCCTTCGTCGTCCAACGAGAAGCCAAAAAGTTTGCCTCATCAGCATCATCAGCTGAAAACACCGGATAGATCGTCGCACCCGAAGCATGAGACTGGGCGGTCGTATCATCCACCCCACGAGTCAACGTCAACACAGAACCAGAAATCGTTGCACTGCACTTCTCCTCAGAAGCAGTGCCAGGACTAATCACCACATAAAACGGTTCAGCACCAGAAGGCCAACCAGTTGTTGCAGCCAACGTCGCAGACGTATCACCCGACGCCAAAGCGTTCGTGATCGTCGTCTGGGCTGCCGCACCCCTGTACTGTCTGCGTGTTACTGCTGCCATAGCCGTCCTTTATCGTACACTACGCATCACCACAATAGCCGTCCCCTCAGGATCGTTGACCGTGTGAATGTCCTGCAACGACAAAGCCTGGAACTGGATGTTTTCCACCACCACAGCGAACGACTCGGTGTTCTCCTGATAGGAGACAACCCTCGGGTTTTCCACCAAATCACGCAACAACCGCAGCTCAGAATCCACATCCTGCCAATACTCGCGGCCCTGCACCCGCAGCTTGTGGTGCATGAGTAGGGGTACAGAAAAGATTTGGGACCGCAGAGGGGCGGCATAGGCACGGGCCATCCAGCGGGTCAACGTCGGACCTGTGGTGGCGCCCGCGGCACGGGTCAAAGTGAGTTTGATTTCGGCTTCAAACACTTTGTCTTCCAACCCGTCAAGGCTTTTCTCTTTGATCCCTGACACGTTGATTGGGGCGAAATCGTGGAACGCCCCATCGTCGGACGCAACCGACAGCGTGACCGAGCCGACAAGTGGCAGGCAACGGATATCAAGTTTGGGAATAAACTTTGCGTCGGGGACACCCCAACGGTAGATACCTGAGCGCAGATAGCCGGAGGTAACCAGGTTCGTTGCGTGCGGGGTGAACACCCCGGCCCCTGCCACTGTGAACATGGGTTCGTTGTTGAACTCGTGGATCGCCACCACCGTCCCCTGGGCGGTAGCCATCAGGTCGGAGGCATAAGCGGGCTGGTTGGTGGAGATGAACACCGAGATGTCCATACGTCCGATACCCGTTGATGTGGAATCGAAGTTGCTCCACGCGAAGTAGACGTACTTGCCGATGCCAGCCATCGCCCCAACCGCAGCACCAGTCTCCACCAATGGTCCGACGGTGAGGTTGCCGTCGGTGTCCGT